AGTAACCTTTATTGTTGCACGTAGATCATGGTCAAAAACTGTGGGAATGTTTAACTCTGATGTTACTGGCGATAGACCTGCTGAGGGAGATCTAATATATCTTCCGCTGTCTAAATCATTTTTTGAAGTTAGCTATGTAGAACACGAAGCACCTTTTTATCAGTTAAGCAATCTTCCAGTATACAAACTCCAGGCACGCTTGTTCGAGTTTAACGATGAAGAGTTTAACACTGGTATCGCAGAACTTGATGGAATAGAAGCCGAATTTGCATATCAAGAAACCTTTGAATATGGCTCAGTGAGCGGAACATTCCAATTTGGAGAGCGTATTAAACATATTTCTGCCTCTCTGCAGAATTCTAGTGCTACTGGAACAGCTAACTTCGGATCTAGTAGGGGTATTGGTAGACTTACAGGTATTGACATTGTCAACGCGGGATTCACATATCCAACTTCTCCAGTTATTACAGTTGCAGGACATGACAACACTGATAAAACCTTAGAAGGAAGTTTGTCTAACTCAACAATTACGCAAAGTCAAGCTAAACTTGGGGATTGGTCAGTGTACTCTCCTGACTCTAGTAAGTACCATATTACAGGTTTATCAAATAGTCAATTAGCTGGTACTACTGAGTTTTTCTTTAAGACCAAAGCAGCTCAAACATATACCGGTATCATATCACAGTTCGGCGATTTTAAAATAACACTAGCCGGAAGTAATATAGTGGTTAATCACAAAACAGATTCAGCAACCGCTGTATATACTAATTCTGATTGGAATCACGTTAAGGTTTCTGTTAGTAACACTGGTGCAACATACACATATCAGATATTTGTTAATGGTACACGAATACTTAATGGAACTACTGGAACAAATAGTGTATTAATCGGCTCAGGTGGACAGTACTTTACAGAAAATAAAATAAAGCTTCAAGGTGTAAACTCATCTCTTAACAATGTAGCGACTAATGGCATTTACTTTGATGGTTTATCAATAAATACTACAGCGATATCAGATGCTACTACAATTGCTGTTCCTACGGCTATACAGACAAATGATGTTATTAATGATTCGTTTACTCCGACTACTGCTACAGCTACTGCAGTCTTAAATTCAGTTGGAGGAGTATCATCTATTACTTTGACAAATAGAGGTAGATTCTATGATTCTTTACCTTTAGTTTCTTTTGCCACAAACTCGGTAGGTAATACTCCTGAAGTAAATGTTTCTGCTCAGCTTCTGTCATTTGATAGTAACACAATGCATATTAATCAAATAGAAACCAGCGATGGAAAATATCATAAGTTTGCCGTTGGTAACTCGTTAGTAGGTATTACTTCTGGAGCAACATGTACAGTGACTGCAGTATTTGATGTTGAGACATCTGCAACAGACCGTACATTCTTAACAGATCTGTCTGCGCGAAACTTTAACTTAGAGGCAGAGGCTGATGGAATAATCGATTTCTCTGAGTCTAATCCGTTTGGAGATGCAACCTAATGTTCGGTAATCATTTTTATCATGCTGCAATTCGAAGAACCGTAGCTGTATTTGGAACTCTATTTAATGACATCAATGTCTTACGTAAGGGCTCGGACGGCAGTGCAAAGAGTATTGTAAAAGTTCCATTAGCCTATGGCCCTAAACAAAAGTTTCTTGCAAGGCTAGATCAGCAAAAAGATTTTGATGATCCAAAGATCGCTCTTAAGCTTCCGCGAATGTCTTTTGAATTAACATCTCTTGCGTATAATCCTAATACTAAGCTGCAAAAGGGTATTAAGCAAACATATCCAGATCCTTTAGATAACAATAAGATGAAAACTGTACTTGGTCCTGTTGGCTATAACCTAGGTGTTCAGCTGAACATCATGGCAAAGAATCAAGATGATGCTCTACAAATACTAGAGCAGATTCTTCCATACTTTCAACCAGATTACACTGTCACTATTAAAGAAGTAGAGAATATTTTTAGATCAGACCAACCGTTTGTTTTGCAATCTGTTGGTCTGGCTGATGACTATGAAGGTGATTTTGCAACCCGCAGAGTTATAATATATACATTAGATTTTGAAACAAAAGTGAATTTTTATGGTGGTATTGGATCGCAAGGGTTGGTTAAAACCGTTAATATTGATTATAATAATGTAGTATCTGTTAGTAAGAAGCCAATAGAGCGTCAGAGTGTTGCTGTTAATCCTTTATCAGCCGCTAAAGCTGATGCCCATACTATTGTTGAAACTATATTCCAGCCTAATGATCCGGATCGAGTTATATTTACTCTTGCAACTGGAGCAGTACCAATATTCACGGTAGGTGAGACTATATCTGCTAATAACTCTGGAGCGACTGCGGTCGTGGTTTCACAGGTAGCCACTATATTGACTTGTAAAAATGTTAATGGCATATTTAATACAACTGACACCTTGAGTGGGGGGACTTCAAGTTCGACTTCTACGATTACAAATATTGAAGAACTATGGGATGACTAATGAATAATAATGATGTAAAAGATGATTACGACTTTGCTAGGGCTAAATACTATAGTTTAGCTGAAAAAGGTGATGAGGCGATTGAATTGATGTTAGAGTTGGCACGAGATTCGGAACACCCAAGAGCGTTTGAAGTTCTTTCAAATATGATGAAGCAGAACGCAGAAGTTGCAGATCGCCTAATGGAATTGCAAAAGAAGAGAAAAGAAGTAGATAAAGTAGACAGGGATACGCCGGCACTACCTGGCGGTATGACTCAAAATAACGTCTTTGTTGGATCTACCTCAGACCTTCAACGCAAACTATTAGATAAGATGAAAGTTATTGATGGCGATTCTAAAGAATAACGAATTAGGTTACCTCGGTAATCCTAACGTTAAAAGAGATGGTGTACAAGAGGCGTGGTCTCAGGAGCAGGTTGTAGAATATACAAGGTGCCTTAGAGATCCTGTGTATTTTGCAAAAACATATCTAAAAGTTATACACTTAGATCTCGGCCTTGTACCGTTCGACTTATATCCATATCAAGAAAAAATGTTTAGTCACTTTGACGATAACAGATTTTCTATCATACTTGCCTGTCGACAGTCTGGTAAGTCTATCTCATCGGTGGGGTATTTGTTATGGTATGCACTATTCCATCCAGAACAGACCATTGCGATACTAGCGAATAAGGGTGCAATCGCACGTGAGATGTTAGCTCGCGTTACTCTGATGCTAGAGAATCTACCGTTCTTCTTACAACCAGGGTGTAAAGCTTTAAATAAGGGATCTCTAGAATTTTCTAATAATAGTCGAATCATTGCTGCTGCCACCTCAGGAACAGCTATTCGAGGTATGTCTGTTAACCTTCTTTTCTTAGACGAGTTTGCATTTGTTGAAAATGCGACTCAGTTTTATACCTCAACCTACCCAGTTGTATCAAGTGGTAAATCTACAAAAGTAATCATCACATCTACTGCAAATGGATTAGGTAATATCTACCATAAGCTTTGGGAAGGTGCGGTACAGAAGACTAATGAATTTAAACCATTTCGTGTAGACTGGTGGGACGTGCCCGGCCGTGACGATATATGGAAAAAACAAACAATTGCTAATACGTCAGAGCTACAGTTTAACCAAGAATTTGGTAATACCTTCCACGGCACTGGTAACACACTGATATCCGGTGATTGTTTGTTAAGTCTACAAGCACAGAATCCCATCTTTACACAAAATAATGTGAAGGTTTATGTTAAACCAGAAGAGAATCATGACTATATGGTCTTTGTTGATGTGGCAAAGGGTAGAGGCATGGACTATTCAACGTTTAATATTATCGACGTTTCAAGTAAACCATTTCAACAGGTAGCAGTATACAGAGATAATATGATCTCACCTTTGCTTTTACCTGATATTATATACAAGTACGCTAAGACATATAATGAGGCTTATGTCGTTATTGAATCTAATGATCAGGGTGCAGTTGTGTGTAATGGGTTATATTATGATTTAGAATACGAGCATGTGTTCGTTGAATCTATGATTAAAGCTAACTCAGTTGGTGTGACTATGACGCGAAAGGTCAAGCGTATTGGTTGTTCTAACATTAAAGATCTTGTTGAACAAAGTCAAATAACTATTGTTGATCAAGATACGATTATAGAAATGTCAACGTTTGTATCAAAAGGATCTTCATATGAGGCCTCTGATGGAAATCATGACGATCTAATGATGAACTTAGTTATGTTTGGTTGGTTTGCATGTACTCCATTCTTCGGTGAAATGACCGATGTCGATATGAAAACGATGATGTATGCAGAACAACAAAGAATGATTGAAGATGACGTGGTTCCATTTGGGTTTCACGAAGACGGTGTAGTAGAAGAAGACACTGGTGTTCGAGAAGGTGGAGACGTTTGGTTTACTCAGAAGGAAGTAATCTTCTAAAACCGTATATATATAAATAATAGTATTGAAACCATCTTATTATGAAAACTTATTAATTCTCAATGAAGGGGAAAATACATGGCATTCCAAGTCTCACCTGGTGTCCAGGTTAAAGAAATTGACTTGACAAATGTTGTTCCTGCTGTATCTACATCAATTGGAGCTATCGCTGGTGCATTCCAGTGGGGTCCGGTTGACGAGATTACAACGGTAGGCTCTGAGCAACAACTTGTCAACATTTTCGGTAAGCCCGATAGCGACACTTATAAATATTTCTATCCAGCTGCACAGTTTTTGCAGTATGGTAACTCACTGCGCGTTGTCCGTGCATTAACAGGTAACCTTAACGCTACTACTTCTGGTACTGGTATTTTGGTTAAGAACGACGATCATTATGCAACTGTAACACCTGGTGCTACAGACACATTTATCGCTCGTTTCCCGGGAGTTCAAGGTAACTCATTACAAGTTTCGGTTTGTCCAGCAGATGCAACAGCATTTAACGGATGGGCTTACAAAGGAAGCTTCGATTCTGTACCTGGTACTTCAACATACTCAACAGCTAATGCAGGTGATACTGCCGACGAAATGCACATTGCGGTTATTGACCAAGATGGTGCAATTACTGGAACTGCTGGTACGATCTTAGAAACATTTGCCTTTGTTTCTCAGGCATCTGATGCTAAAGCTGATGACGGAACGGACAATTTCTACAAAAATGTAATTAACAATCAATCTGCATGGATTCGTTGGGGTGCTCACACTTCAACATTGACAGATGCAGGTTCTGCAGTTAATGCTGCGGCTGGTGCCGCCTTCGTTACTGGTTCTACAGCAATCACTGTATCACTCTCAGGTGCTACCTCTGATAACGCTCCAACAGTTGGCGAATTATCTACTGCGATTGACTTTTTTGCAGACTCTGAAACAGTTGATGTAAACCTATTAATTGGTCCTGAAACTGCAGATGCTGATGATGTGACCATGGCAAACAAAATGATTGCCGTAGCCACTGCGCGTAAAGATTGTGTTGCATTCGTTTCCCCTGCTGTTGCTGTAACAGTTAATAATGCTACTGCAGCTGCCGATGTAAAGACTTGGGCTGACGCCTTAACTTCTTCTTCTTACGCAGTAATTGATTCAACCGCACTATATGTGTATGACAAATACAATGATGTGTATCGTTGGATCGTTGCTTCAGGTGCAATAGCTGGTTTGTGTGCGAACACAGATAACGTAGCCGATGCATGGTTCTCTCCTGCCGGTTTCACAAGAGGTCAAATTCTTGGTGTAACTAAGATTGCTTTCAATCCTGCCAAAGCTGCACGCGATGACTTGTATAAAGCACGAGTCAATCCGATCGTTAGTTTTCCTGGCGAAGGTATTGTCTTATATGGTGACAAAACTGCTTCTTCACGTCCAAGTGCGTTTGATCGCATTAACGTACGTCGCTTGTTTAT